CTGTCAAGTGGCTAGGTTGTGCAGGAGTGAACGGCAAGAAAAAAAGTGTAAAGGAACGGGCATTGTGTCTACAGTGTCTACAGTGTTTTTATATAACTTTGATTAGTTGACCATTTTGACAATTAACCTAGCAAAATAATACACACACCAACACCATAAGAAGTTACCCAAAAGTGCTGTAGACACTGTAGACACTGTAGACAAGTGCTAACTACAGCGGAAAAAACGACCTGTTTTGTCTACAGTTTGTCTACAGAACTACAGATTTCCGGATCAAAATATTGGAAAATACGTGTAAAGGTACTTTACACCGAGGCAAAAAATCGCTTTGACAAATTAGTTGAGTTGTCAAGCAACTCGTATATTTTACGACACATAAATCATAATATTTTGCGACACATGTTGAAAACCCAATGAAATCAACAAAACTTGTTTGGCAACTATTCTTGACACGTATTTTTTGCCGTTTTCCTTTCCGTGGTATGATGGTGTCATGACTACCGAACAGCACAGAAAACTGATAGAGGCACTGGACGCCGGATGCGACGAGGACATGGCGCGTGCGCACGCGAGAGTGACGCGCGACGAGTACGCCGCGTGGCTCGTGGAACGCCTGGCCGAGGATCCGAACTTCCTCGTCCGCAGGAACGACGCGGAGGCGGCCAAACGCGCCACCGCCAAGATCTACACGCGCCGTGCCTCCGACGCTTCCGGGGATATACTCAACTCGCAGCTCTCGCTGGCTCGCGGGCAGCAGTTTTTGTTCGTGCAGGAGAAAGATAAGGACGGCAGGCGAGTAGGGAAGCCGTCGCGCGTGGAGAGCGCGGAGACCATCGCGGCGTTCCTCGCGGGAGAGCTGGACGACGAAGAGGACGCGTACTACTTCATCACCGCGAAGGAACCTGACAGTCACGCAATCAAGGACGTACTGGACCGCGTGCATGGGAAGCCAATCGACCGCGTGGATATGACCACCAAGGGCGACTCTCTTAACTCGCTGAAGGAACTCTCCGATGAACAGCTTGAAAAGCTCACCGCGAGCATTGCGCGAGAGCTACGCGGAACTGCTACAGGAGAAGCGCAGGAGGGTTCGGGAGAACCCGCTGAAGTACTCGCGCCAGCACCCGAAGCAGCTGGAAGCGAGCCAGTGCCGCAAGACGTTGCGCGCGCTATTCTGGGGTAACCGCTGCTTCGTCGCGGGAACACCGGTCAGGCTTGCCGACGGGCGTGAGCTGCCGATAGAGAAAATAGAAAAGGGGATGAGCGTCGTAAGTTTCGACGGCAGTAAAGCGCGGTCAAGCACCGTGCTCGCTTTGCATAAGATTGAGACTACTCATTACCCCAAACCTTTGATAGAATGGGAGGTGAACGGAATTAAAATCACTTCCACTTATGACCACGAATATTACAGCGACGGAAGTTACGTTCCCGTCTATCAGCTTGCATGGGGAGCGATGGAGGCCCGTGAAAGGTCACAGCTCGAATTATTTTGTGAGCGATATGGGGCGCGTCTTGACGACCTCGCAGTACGGGGTGAAGGGCAGGACGGCAGTCATGAAACCGGGACTAGACCCTTCTGGGTATTGGAGGACGGTGATGGACGGCAAGACCGTGAAGGTTCACAGGCTGGTGGCGGAGGCATGGATACCGAACCCGCTGAACAGGCCGATGGTCAATCACTTGGACAACGATCCGAAGAACAACAAAATGGAGAACTTGGAATGGGCGACGGCGAAGGAGAATCATCTCCACTCCATCAGACAGGGAAGGCAGCCTCATCAGGACGGCGAGAAGTGCTGGAAGCACAAATTGAAAGCGGACGAGGTGAGGTTCATTCTTTCGGCGGCAAACGAACATCAAGACCTGAAGATATTGCCTCTGGCTCGTCTAATTCATCATTGCATTCCGCAAGTAACCGTGGAAACTATCCGGGGCATTTTGAAGGGAAAGAGCTGGAAATCGGCAAGATAAGGGTTCTTCCTGCGCAGACGGTATACGACCTAACGGTAGATAACGACCATAACTACGTCGTAGGCAGCCTTCTAGTTCACAATTGCGGCAAGTCAGAGTGGGGCGGCATGGAGGCTGCCAAGGTCCTGCTTGGGGAGCATCCGTTCATCGATCCGAGCGACGGATGGGTTTTCTGCCCATCCTTCGACGAGCAGAAGGATACGACGCAGGAGAAGCTCCTGCGCTACATTCCCGACAGCCGAATCGTATGGGACGACGTGACATGGCTCCGCAAGGGCATCATCAAGGAACTGGTGGTGCTGACGAACGGGAGCAAGTACCGTTGCACGTTCAAGTCCTACGAGCAGGGACGCGACAAGGCGCAGGGCGCGGGAAAGGGCTGGGTATGGTTCGACGAGGAGCCTCCGCTCGACATCTACGGCGAAGTATCGGTGCGTTCGGAGGCGGGGCTTCCGCTCTACATCTGGATGACCATGACGCCGATCAAGGGCATGACGTGGGTGTACGACCGCATCTATCTGAATTCGAGCAACCCCGACCTGTTCGTATCGACTGCGACGTGGGACGACAACCCGTTCCTTACTGCGGAGCAGAAGGCGAAGATGGCGTCGCGCCTCACTGCGGCGGAACTGAAGGTGCGCAGGGAGGGACGCTTCATGCGCCAGGTCGGTCTCGTCGCGTCGTGGTTCGACCGCATGGTGCATGTCATGGACATGGACGGCGTTCCTGACGGGGATTTCTGGTTCGGCGTGGACTTCGGGTTCAGCGTGCCGTCATGCGGACTCTGGGTGAGCGTGGACAGCGAGGAGAACGTGTGGGTTTTCGACGGCTTCTACCGAAAGGGCCTGACGAACCCCGACATAAAATCCATCATCGAGTACAGGGAGAAGAAGGTCGGTCTCAACGAGCGGAAGGTGAAGCGCGTCGCCGACGGGGCGCAGGCATCCGACATCAAGGAACTCAACGACGCGGGCATACGCATCGACGCGGTGGTGAAGCAGAGCGGTACCGACCACGAGAACTGGGACGAGTGGCGCGCGAAGCTCATGGAGACGCTCGGGCGCGTGGACGAGTACCAGAAGCATCCAAAAATACTCATCAGCTCCGCGCTCGTCGCGGAGGACGAAGAGGGCAACGCGTACAACTTCCTCGTGCGCGAGCTGGAGAACCTGCGTTGGGACGAAGTGAAGAACGAGAGCGGCGAGAAGCTCCCGAAGTCCGTGTGGGGCAAGCAGCCGAACCATGCCGTTGACGCCCTGACGTACATCCTCGCCACCATCGAGAACGAGCGCAGGAATGGCACCGGAGGCATCGTGCGCAGGACTCCGGCGTCCGCGCTCGTTGCCACGCAGGTCATTCCTACTGCGGAGTCCATCATCACCACGATGAAGAAGGCTAACGCGAAATCCGTATGGGACGGACTGAATTAGAGGAAAAGCAGGACGAAGCCGCGCTGGAAATCGCCATGCGTCGGCAGGAATCCATAATCAAGACGCTCATCGTGAGCGGTGCGTTCGAGGTGCGGGGCGGTTCCGTAACCCTCCACTTCGACGCGAAAGGTGATCTACGAAAAGTTGACAGCTTCCTGACCCTTTTCCGCTCCTAGACTTGGTGTGGTATAGTCAAGTCAAGCTACAGTTATCCCCAACCCATAATCACGGGCGGGTGTTGCTCTCATTGAGCGCACTCGCCTTTTTGTATGCTCGACAGAATCGCAGGCGTCCGCGCGCTCTTCGCGCCGACGAACAAGGGAAAGAAGGATGGAGGAGGGGACCAGACGGAGGGTCCGGTTTCGGATTTGCTTCCGGAACTCCAGCTCGACATGGACGACGAAACGCTACTCTCGCTCGCCAAGGACTGGACGGCGGCATGGGACAAGGAGCGTCAGCACATCGACTGGAAGCAGAAGCTCCTCGAAAAATACTGGCTCGGCACGCAGGCGTACTCCATGGACTCCACGGGAGACACCACACAGAAGCCCACCGCCGACAACTGCATCTTCGAGGCTCTGGAGACGTTCATCCCGAAGGCTACGCAGAAGAGTCCTGATCCGGTCGTGACAGCAGACGGCTCGACTCTCGGGCAGGCTACGGCAACGCTTACGGAAAAGATGCTCGCGCACGCGGCAGACCTTCCGACGGTACGGCTCAAGATGGCTCTCCGGCAGGCAGTGCGCCACAACCAGCTCTACTTCGTAGGCGCAATCAAGACTGGCTGGAGCCTTACCGACAACGACGTATGCGCGGACGTCATTCGTCCGCAACGCCTCATACTCGACCCAGACTGCACGGTTGAGCACGGACGATACGGCGGTTCGCGTCTCGGCATCCATTGCGAGGACAGCGCAGCCGACCTCATACAGAAGTTCCCCGACAAGAAAGACGTCATCACAGAGATGGCCAACTCGAAGCTCGGAACCAAGATGGGCTACATCGAGTGGTGGAGCGCGGGAGAGGAACCTGCGGTGTTCTGGACGATGGAGACAATCGTGCTTGGGAAGATGCGCAACCCGCACTTCAACTATCCGCAGCAGCAGACGCAGACCGACGAGTTCGGGAACGAGACGCCGACGACCGTCGGCGGGCACAACTACTTCAAGCGTCCGGAAATCCCCGTGACCCTCCTCGTCACGACGAACGTCGGAAAGAAGCCCTACGACACGACAAACGCGCTGTTCCAGTGCGTGGCCATGCAGGACGTGGTGACGAAGCGTTGGAAGCAGATTGACGAGAACGTGGGGAACATGAACGGCTCCATCATCGCGTCGCTCGACTACTTCGAGGAGGGGCAGGCGGCGCAGGCGGCGCAGGCCATGCGCGCGGGCGACGTCATGCTCCAGCCGAAGGGTATCGCGGGAGAAGGCATCAAGCGCGACCCCGGACAGTCGCTCCCCGTGGACGTTTTCGCAAACCTTCAGGACGCGCGTCAACGCATCCTCTCGGTCTACGGCATCTCCGGTTCCGTTCCTTCGGGACTCCAGCGCGACAAGACGGTGCGCGGCAAGATGATTACGCGCGGAGCGGACGACGACCGAATCGGCGGAGGTATCGGAGAGCACCTCGAACTGTTCGCGGCGCGTATCTACGAACAGCTCCTCCAGCTCATGTACGTCTACTACGACGAGCCGAAGATTGCCGGAGTCCTCGGCAAGGAAAAGGCGATGGAGTACTTCGCCATCTCGAAGGGCGACCTCCAGCAGGCAATCCTTACCGTGACGGTGCGCGACGGCTCCATGGTTCCGAAGGACGCCATGACGCGTCGGCAGGAGGCCATCGACCTCTGGGGCGCGAACGGCATCGACCCGATTTCCTTCTACGAGGCACTGGACTTCCCGAACCCACGCGAGAGCGCGAAGTCGCTGTTCCTGTGGCAGACCAACCCGGCGTCGCTGTTTCCCGAACTCATGGGTGCCGCTCCCGCGCAGGGAGCGGCTCCTACAGCGGGGGGAGGTGGTTC